AGTACACCTTACTGGTGGTGGGCAGATATTGCTAATAGTTTAGATTATGTCGTTGAACAGGCATGTTCTGAAGATAGTTCTGCTATTAGACCGAGAGATGACTGGCAATCTAACATTAAAGAAGCGTGGGGTAAATTTACCGATAAACATGGGGTAGGACCTACTGCAGTACCTGATGTACCTGTTAATGTAGTAATAGAAAAACTTAAACAAATAAAAAATGACCGATAGAAAGTATTTACCCACATTTGCAGAGCTTATAGATCGTATGACTATTTGTCAGTTAAAGTCTATCTTTATACCTAGTAATAAAGAGGCATATGATCAAGAGATTAGTGATATAAAGCATGACTTAGATCAAATTATTAAGGAAAAGGATATAGATCTTACAGCAGAACTGATTAGAGCGGTTAGTATTGTAATGTTATCTAATAGGTATATATGGGAAAATGAAAGCAAGGTTAGAAATAGTGCAGATGACGACGAATCAAACCTACTTAAACTAACACACTCTATTAATGGTGTTAGAAATACTGCTAAAAATGTAATTTCCAAAGAACTAGGTGAGCGAGTTGACCTAAAAACAGACTGCCTTGCTGCAGAACTTAAATCAAACCTACAAAATTGGGATGTATTTTAAGTCTATTGCAGATATAGAAGGGTTAACCTTAATTAAACCCGATTTATATAAAGACGAACGTGGCGAAAACTTCGAAGCATACGACACACACACCTTTTTAGAGTTTATAAACGGTAGCCCAACACTTTCCCAACAATTTAAAGGTAAAGAATTCGTATTAGATACGTTTTCTAAGTCTAAGCAAAACGTATTTAGAGGGTTACATGGAGATAATAAAACATGGAAGCTTATTAACTGCTTATACGGTGAAATATACCTTGTAGTGGCTCAACCATCGACGAAAAAATGGGTAGAATTTTATTTAGACAGCAAAACACGTAATCAAGTGCTCGTTCCTGCAGATTGTGTAAATGGTCACTATTGTATTAGTAAAGAGTGCTTATTTAGTTATAAAATGACAGAACACTATGGCGGTGTTGCTAGCCAACACACCGTAAAGTGGCATGATAAAGATTATAATTTTAATTGGCCAATTGATTTAAACCAAGCTATAATTTCAGATAGAGACAAATAATATGAAAGTGTTAATTACAGGAGGAGCAGGTTATATAGGTAGTATTTTAACAGGGTTACTACTAGATAATAAGTATAAAGTTACAGTTGTAGATAATTTAATTTATAAACAGCTAAGTTTAACAGATTATTGCTATAATGAGGATTTTACCTTCATAAAAGGCGATATCCGTAATTTAAACCAGCTGGTTAACCTTAAAGATTATGATGTTATTATTCCATTAGCAGCTATCGTCGGTATGCCAGCGTGTGATCGTAATAAGATTGCAGCAACACAGATTAATTACGATCAGATCGAGAATTTAGTCAAAAATACATCAAAAGATCAGCAATTAATACTACCAAACACAAATTCACAGTATGGTTCCTCAGCAGAGGTTATTACTGAAGAAAGTCCATTTAATCCGCTGTCACATTATGCAAGAACAAAGTGTGAAGCTGAATCATGCTTGCTAAGCAGCGATCGATCAGGTGTAGCGTTAAGATTGGCTACTGTATTTGGTCTATCACCACGTATGAGATTGGATTTATTGGTAAATGACTTTGTGTATCGAGCTGTTACAGACAAATTATTAGTGTTATTTCAATCTTCTTTTAAAAGAAACTACATTCACGTAAGAGATATCGCTAATACCTTCTTATTTGTTAGAGAAAACTATGATAAATGCGTGGGTGAACCATTTAATGTTGGTTTATCATCAGCTAATTTAAGTAAACTAGAATTAGCTCAACGTATTAAGCAATATATACCAGAATTAGTAATTATAGAAGAAGAATTTACAGAAGATTTTGATAAACGCAACTATATTGTGTCAAATGACAAGCTTGAAGCCCTGGGATGGCATCCTACTTTTACGTTAGATGACGGTATTAAAGAGTTAATTAAAGGTTATCAGATTATAACCACATTTAACAATAAAGACTTTACTAATTTATAATGGACGTACTATTTATAACACCGGGTAACACCAAGGGTATATATCAAGACCTAGCAACAACTTACGCAGCTATTGAACCTCCTACATGGGCCCTGCTACTAGCAGAGTCGTGTAGATCTGTCGGTTATAAAGTAGCTATATGTGATGCCAATGCCGAACAACTAACTGCTACCGATGTATTAGAGCGTGTTAACAAGCTAAATCCACGTCTTATATGCTTTGTAGTATATGGACAAAATGTTAATGCTGGTACAGTTAATATGTCTGGTGCGGTATATGTTTCTAACCACCTTAAAGCACATAATATTAAAACACCTATAGCTTATGTTGGCTCGCATGTACAAGCATTACCTATAAAATCATTAAGAGATGAACCTTCTATTGATTTTGCATTTGCAAACGAAGGTGTTTACTCTTTAAGAAACATTCTAAGCTTAAAAAACATAGATATTACCGATTTAGGTGATATTAACGGTATTGTATGGCGAAAAGACGGTGTACCAACGTTTAATCCCCCTGAAAAAGTGGTACCCCGTGATAGAATGGACATAGATCTACCTGGATATGCGTGGGACCTATTACCATACGACAAATCCCCGTTAGATTTGTATAGAGCCCCCATGTGGCATGCAGAATACGATGAAACAAAGCGTTCTCCCTACGCAGCTATCCAAACTTCACTAGGATGTCAGTTTGGATGTAACTTTTGCATGATTAATATACTAAACCGCAATGATAACGAAGAAATTGGTGTTGCTGGTAATTATAGCCTTATGAGACACTGGTCTCCGGAGTTTATTATTAAAGAATTTGATAAATTAGCAGAATTAGGCGTCTATACTATAAAAATTACAGATGAATTATTCTTATTCAATAAAAAGTACTACGAACCTTTGTGTTTAGCCCTTAGTAAACGGTCATATGTTGATAAATTGACAATGTGGGCTTATTCTAGGATTGATACAATAAGAAGACCGGATCTTTTAACTACAGTCAGGGCAGCCGGTATTAAATGGTTAGCACTTGGTATAGAAAGTGGTGAAAAGTCAGTAAGATTAGAGGTTGCAAAGGGTAAATTCGAGGAAGTTGATATACAAAAGGTTGTTAATCAAATACATGATGCAGGAATTAATGTTATGGGTAATTATATCTTTGGTTTACCTGGCGATACACAAGAAAGTATGCAAAAAACGCTACAACTTAGTAAAGATTTATGTACTATGGGGTGGAATGCTTATGCAGCAATGCCATTACCAGGTAGTCAGTTGTATAGAGATGCATTAGATAAAGGATACAGTTTACCAGAAACTTACGAAGATTATTCTTTCTTTGGATATAATACATTACCTTCACCAACTGATAAATGCACAGCGGGGGAGATTTTAAAATTTAGAGATGAAGCATATAATGACTATCATACTTATGGTCCTTTCTTAGAATTAGTTAAAAGTAAGTATGGGCAGAAGCAAGTAGATAACATATTACAAATGACAGAGGTAAAACTAAAAAGAAAACTATATGAATAAACAAGATTTAATAGATTTCGAAGAAGATATAGCCGTTGAATTTAATAATTCAAAAATACAAGCTCCTGTACACCTCTACTCAGGTAATGAAGAGGAAATAATATCTATTTTTAAAGATATTAAAAAGGATGATTGGGTTTTATGTACATGGCGTAGTCATTATCAGTGTCTCTTAAAAGGGGTGCCTGAAGCAGATGTTAAGGAGGAGATTATGGCAGGTAGATCTATTTCTTTAAACTTTCCTGAATATAGAGTATTTTCTTCTGCAATTGTTACCGGTGTTTTACCTATTAGCGTTGGTCTAGCGTTAGATATTAAGAGAAGCGGTGGTAGTAATAAAGTATATTGTTTTGTAGGTGATATGACGTCTTTAACCGGTTCATTTAGTGAGTGTTTAAGATATTCTAAAGCATACGACCTACCTATTAAATTTATAATCGAAGATAATGGTAAATCAGTCTGTACTGATACGAAGGATACTTGGAATGTAAAAAAACACCCCTACGAGGGGATAAATGATGACTACATCTATTATTATAAGTATGAAACCAAATGGCCTCATGCCGGCGCAGGTCAAAGAGTACAATTTTAATTATGAAATATTTTGATGAATTAAAACGATCTATGGAGATGCTAGCTGAGCACTCCGATACTTTATTTTTAGGGCAAGCGGTAAACTATGCTGGAACAGCGATGTCAAATACGCTTAAGGATGTTGCTGGAGATAAAAAACTTGAACTACCAGTTTGTGAAGACTTACAGATGGGTATAACTAATGGATTAGCGCTTGCAGGTAAGATACCAGTAAGCATTTTCCCGAGATGGAATTTTTTAATATTAGGTACAAATCAAATTGTAAATCATTTAGATAAATTCCCTGTAATATCAAACTTTAAGACAAAAGCTATAATTAGAACTGGTATTGGCTCTATTAGACCTTTACATCCACATCATCAACACACTGGGGATTATACAGAAGCGTTTACAAATATGTGTAATAATGTAGAGGTTATTCGTCTAGATGAACCAACAGATATTTTCCCAGCTTATACAAAAGCATTAACACGTAAAGACGGTAAATCAACAATCTTAGTAGAGTGGGGAGATTATTACAGCGAAAAATGAGTTATAACATACCACTAATGACAGATAATATCACACGTAGTGATATAAACGAATTAATAGAATTTTTACAGCAAGATCCTGTACCAAGATTAACAAATGGCCCTAAAGTAGAAGAATTTGAAAAGCAATGGTCTGAATGGTTAGGAGTTAAGCATAGTGTTTTTGTAAATTCTGGTTCTAGTGCTAATTTTATAACCATGCAGCTGCTACATTACATGCATGGTAGCTGTGAAGTAATCGTCCCCCCATTAACTTGGGTATCAGATGTAGCAAGTGTACTAAACGCCGGTCACAAGCCAGTGTTCGTTGATATAAACTTATCAAATTTAAGTTTTCATCTAGATAAACTTGAACAAGCTATTACGCCGAAAACAAAGGCTATATTCTTAACACATGTTTTAGGTTTAAATGCACTTACTGATAGGTTAATTAAAATTTGTAAGGAGCGAAATATACTTTTGATAGAAGATGTATGTGAATCGCATGGAGCAACATTTAAAGATAAAAAAGCCGGCTCATATGGTGATATAAGTAACTTTAGTTTTTATTTCGCACACCACATGTCGACTATAGAAGGTGGTATGGTATGTACAAATAATGATACATTTTATGATATACTACGGTTTAGTAGGTCACATGGTATGTTAAGAGAGTGTAAGAGTGAAGAATTTAAGAATAACATTAAAAAGGCTCACTCAGATCTTAATCCGGATTTTATTTTCTTAAATCCCGGTAATAATTTTAGAAGTACTGAAATAAATGCTGTGATAGGGTTAGCGCAAATAAAGAATCTAGATGATAATAATGTAAAACGTAAGGCTAATTTTAATTCCTTCATACAAAACCTAAATAAAAACAAATATATTACTACTCTTGATACAGAAGGTCAATGTAATTACGCTTTTATTGTTATTATGAAAATAGCTGATTTATATCAGCGTAATAAAATAGAAAAAGCATTAACCGATAACAATATTGAATTTAGAAGAGGTTTATCTGGTGGAGGTAATCAATTACGACAGCCATATATTGAAAAACACGCGCAGAATATGGGCCGCGCGTGGCAAGCCGGTATGTCAGATGAAGAGCTGCAACAAAACTTTGCAAATACTGAACATGTACATAATTATAGTTGGTATATTGGTAATTACCCTTCTCTAGAGAAGAATAAAATTGATAATCTTTTAAAAATACTAAATAATGTCTAAAAAATACTTAGTTGTATATAATATTTGTGAAATAGGAAGAAGAAATTGTGATTGGTATGTAAATTGTATAAACAATTTACTTAACCTTAATCATAAACGGTTTCATATCGTAGTTAGTGGTTGTAGAGTATCGGATAAAACCAAAGAAACCCTATATAAAACCTTTAAAGACAAGATATCCTTTTGTTATACTGAGAATTTCTTATCAGTTAACATTACTTTCAATACTACCGTCTTGAGAAGTGTTAAATCATACGGTAAGTTTACCGGTTATATATACTTTGATTCAGGTGTAGATATAGAAACTAACACTAATCTCCTAAATGACATAGAAAGTCGTATTAATACTGATCAATATAGTATGATTAGTATTCAAACCGACACAGATCACGGTCATCACTGGTTTAAACATGATCATGTTCATAACCCTTACATAAAAGGTGAAGATTTTGTAATGCCTGTAGGTAAATGTTGTAATTTACATGTGTCTTATTTTTCTAATGATCTATTAGAAGCGTATGACCGGCTAATCCCGGACATTTTTAACGCATATTGTACGGAATCTGTATTTTCTTTCTTAAATGCTGCTATAAACAAGCAGTGGGTTATACTAAAAGATACTATTTTAACACATATTAAAGAAAAAGATGGAGCTACTCTTAGTTACGATCATGTAGGCCCACGAGGTCAGCCCTGGAACAACCTTTATGGTGTAGCTGACATGTCGAAAATCGTTGATGACCCTAAAGCCCGTGAAGTTGGGTTGGGATATGAAGAGTTAGGTAAGGTACTTATGCATGATCCAAAATTATACACCGCAGATGGTCATGCAACCAATGAAAATTTAAAAGAATATATTAAAAATAACTTGTTCCTTAAACCTAGTCAGCTAGATTATAATCATATATATAGCTCATACACTCCTATAAAATGATATCGATAATTATTCCTACTAAAGATAGAACAGATAATCTTAAAGAGGTATTTAAGTCTCTTAACAAGACTACACTCTACTCAAAAGATGTAGAGGTTGTGTTGTATGTTGATTATGACGATAAAAACACCATAGATTTTTTAAAAAACGAAATTAATGATCATATAGGTGTAATAAAAGCATCAGCTATCGTTGGTAAGACTAAAATAAAACTGGCGGATATGTACAACGAAGCATTTAAAAAATGCACCGGGGATATTATTATGTATTCTGCGGATGATGTACAATTTAAAACGCAACATTGGGATGTATTAATAAATGAAGAATTTAATCGCTATGCTGATAAGATTTGCTTAGTGTTTGGCCCAGATGGTATACAACCTATAGGTACTTTAGCTACTCACGGCTTTTTAAGCAGGGCAGCTATTGAACAACTCGGGTATGTTCACCCAATTGGGATGGGATATAACTATTCTGATAACTGGTTAACAGATATTTATAGAAAGCTTAACCGGTTATGTTACACTCCAGTATATTTTGAGCATTGTCACTGGGGGGTTGGTAAGGCCACTTATGACAATACATACAAGACAGGGTCTGATGCTCCACATGATGATAGTATTGATCTTTGGCGTAATAGTCTAGAGCAACGAGACAAGGATGTAAAATTGCTGCAACAAATAATTACTGATGGACCAGTTGGAAACTCAACAGAAAATAACCTTATTGAAACTGCTTACGGTTTAGATGCGAGAATAGAATGAAGCCGGTATTATTATTAGGAGATTCTTGTATAGATAAATTTGTATATTGTAAATGTGAGCGCCTTTGCCCAGAAGCGCCTATTCCTCTTTTAGATGTTATTAAAACTACCACTAATAAAGGAATGGCAGGTAATGTGTTTAAAAATTTACTCGCTCTTGGGTGCGAAGTTGAATTTCATACAAATACAAATTATAAAAAAGTAGTTAAAACGAGATACGTCGATCAAAAAACTAATCATATGTTTATTAGGATTGATACAAAAGCTAAATCCAATTCTACCTTTAATGATATTATATCTGACATAAATTTTAATTACTATTCTGCTGTAGTTATTTCTGACTACGATAAAGGGTTTATAACAGAAGAACATATTAAGTATATTAGTCAGCAGCATCCAATAACTTTCTTAGATACAAAAAAGCATTTAGGTAGGTGGGCTGAAGAAGTAAAATTTATAAAAATTAATAGAGCAGAATATGAGCTATCGAGAGATAATCTTACTCGAAAACTAAAAAACAATATTATTACTACGCTGGGAACCGGAGGAGCAGTATATAAAGATATACAGTACGATGTTGAAGATGTAGAAGTAAAAGATTTATCTGGAGCCGGGGATACTTTTCTTGCTGGTCTCGTGTGTACGTTTTTAAATACCTATGATATAGAGCAAAGTATACAAGTTGCAAATGATTGTGCTACTTATGTAGTACAGAGAAAAGGTGTTACAGTAATTAACAAACAGAATTTATGAAATTATATCGCTACCCACAAGCATCGCCACATAACATAGATGATGGCCCGTATCGTAACTGCGTACCGCTTGGAATTGATGGATTAAAAAAATATTGTACTATAGTTGATGACCCAGAAGAAGCAGATTATTTTCATGTAGGGCAGATCCGCGAAGATAGTAATATTAAATTATATGAATCTGATGGTAGTGAGTTTGAATATTTTAAAGGTAATGAACATCGACATATTGTTGACATGGAAGGCGAAGGAGGTTGGGATATACCAGAGTGGATGAGAAAATGTATTCTAACAACAATGGGACCTCTCAAAAAATACAAATATTATAAACTTTTTACAAGACCATGTTTTTCTTCCCTTATGATTGATTGTTCTAAGGACGATAGACAGTTTGATTTTCCATCCAAGCCCGGGTTTGGTTTTAGAGGGTGCTTAAATCACTCGACAAGAGATATATTATTTAAAGCTTTAAAGGAACCTGATCTCGATAACAAGCGAATAAGGCGAGAGGCTTATATAACCCCGGGGTGGTTTGGGCCAGCTCCTTCTAGATCTGAACCACATCTTATTTTTGAAGAATTAATGCTTAAACATCCCCTATCACTATGCCCTCGAGGAGCTGGAATCGCTTCAACCCGAGTTATAGAAACATGTTTTTATGGAAGAATTCCAGTTATAGTATCGGATGAAGATTTCTACCAAGTTGGGGAAGATATATATGATACTTCTTTTATGTTTAAAATAATTGGTAATTTATCACCAAAAGATATGGCAAATCAGCTTATATCAATATATAATACTAATATAGGTGAATTAAAAGACCGCGGTGATGCAGCTAAGCAATATTTTAATAAAGTAATAAAGAAATATTTTGATGATCCTACACTATTTTTTATAAACTGGCTAAAAAACAATGATTGATATAGAACAACTACTTACATCTGGTAAAATTTTCAACCCGGGAGCAAAGATATATGCTAACGTCGACAGAGTTTTAGATTACCTAGATAATAAAAACCCAGCACCGGTACTAGTAGAGGTTGATCCTAGTAATACTTGTAACCATGGATGTTATTTTTGTATATCATCATATATACATTTACCAGAATCAAAAGATCTCGAGACATATGATAAAACAGTAATGCCTAGAGATGTTCTTTTAGGAGCATGTAAGGATTTTGTTGATATGGGAGTTAGATCAATTAACTGGACAGGTGGTGGTGAGCCAACTATTAATAAACATTTAAAAGAAGCGATTACCTATATCGGTGAAAATTCTGATATTAAAATGGGTATTTTTACCAACGGTACGTTACTAGATAGATGGGATCTTTTTGATACAATGGTTGATCATATGACTTGGGTAAGATTTTCTATCGACGCCGGTACAGAAGAAACTTACAATAATATAAGAAGAGCTAAAGGAAACCATGGTTGGACTAAAATGGTCGAAAATTTAAATACTCTTATTAAGGTTAATAAGGAAAAGGGTAAAAAAATAGGCATAGGCGTTGGTTTTGTTATAACACCTGATACATGTCACGAAATAGTAGATTTTGCAAAATTCTTTGCAGATGTAGATGTAGATTACTGTCAGTATAAACCTGAAATTGTTAATAGAGAAAGGGAAGATGGTGTACAGCGAGATCTCGAGTTTTGGCAAAAAAATGTTGAACCACAATTAGATGTTGCTAGGGAAATTTTGGGTGATAAATTCCAAATTAATGGATATAAGTTAAGTGATCTTATAGAAGATACATCATTATATGGTCGTAATTATAAGAAATGTATGGGATCACAAATACAACCTTGTGTTGGTGCTGATGGTAATGTATATGTATGCACTAATCACCGTGGTTATAAGCAGTATAGTTATGGATCATTACACGATAAAAGCTTTAAAGAAATCTGGGATGATGTAGCTGCAAAAAAAGCAATAATGCATCAAATTGACGATGTAGAATGCTTTAAAAACTGTACACAGTTATGTAAACCTCATGAAAGTAATAAAGCAGTTTGGGATATACATAACTCATACAGCGCCGTTACCGACGAAGAAAAAGAAAGAATTAAAACAGACCTTTTAAAGTTACAGACCGAGATAAAAAGTAAAATAATTCATAGTGAGTTTATATGATAATACTTAATAATGGTAAAGGTCAATTAGGAAAAACTTTATCTAATTACATTAAGAGTAATACTGGTTTTAATATTTCAGCAAGGTTAGGTGATGACACAAACCGGCATTCAGATATTAATATTTACCATACTTGGAATATAGGAGATAAAAATAATAAACAAATTCAAAAAGAGTGTTTAAATAGATTTAAATTGTTCGTTGATAATAATTATGATTCAAAAATAATCTTTACGTCTACTTATTCGGAACAAAACAATTTATATAATTTTTATAAACAAAAAGCGGAGGGTTATCTTTTATCTAATCACGACAATGGTTACGTAATTAAATTACCGGTATTAATAGGAAAGGGCATTTGTCAAAAATTAAAAGATGGTGAAACAACACCATATGGTAATATTGAACTAATGACGTTGCAAGAAGCTGCAGCATCCATTATTAGTATAGCTACCGTAAATAACTATACTAATAGAGTCTTTAGATTAAATGGTACGCGCATACCAGCTACAGTAGTAAATGCATTATTGCATTTTTAAAATTATTGTATAACATATATTATGGTAGATGTTTCTAAAGCTTCGTCAGTTATTCACGACTTTAAACCATACATTAAGGATGTACCAGATTTTCCTATACCCGGGGTTACCTTTAAAGATATTCAACCATTATTAGCTGATCCTAAAGTATTTAGACAAGCAATATTTGAAATGTTCTGCAAATTTGAAACTGTTGTAGATTATTGGGTTGGTATTGATTCAAGAGGATTTATTTTTGCTGCTGGTTTATCACAGTATTCAAATAAAGGGTTAAAACTCATTAGAAAGAAAGATAAACTACCCCCACCGGTGGAATCAAAAACTTATGATCTAGAGTATGGTACTGATTCAATACAAATTCAACCAGGTAGCGGTCAAGTAATCATCGTTGATGATGTTTACGCAACAGGTGGTACAATGGATGCTGCGGAACAACTATGTGTTGATGCAGGGTATGATGTTGTGGGTAAGGTTGTGCTTATAGATCTCGCCTTTTTACATAAACCAACAGATGTTAGAAGTGTTATAAAATATGAAGCCTGAAATTATAGAATATAAAGACTACCCTAAGGGCTGGGGTAACGAGAGATGGGTAGTAAACAAAGAAAAATACTGCTTAAAGATTTTATCTTTTAACAAAGGTAGTACCTTTTCTATGCACTATCATATTAAAAAAGAGGAAACCTGGTATGTTGCTAAAGGCAGTCTTGAGTTATCATACTATAATTTAACTAATGCTACTCGAATTACAAAGACAATTAACCCAGGCGCGGTTGTTGATATTAAGCCTAATATACCTCACAAGCTTACAGCGTTAAAGGATTCAGAAATTATAGAAGTTAGTACCCAGCATTTTGAATATGATAGTTACAGAGTTGAACCCGGAGACAGTCAAAAGTAATATTAAGTTAACTTGTGGTTGTTTTGATATACTACACCGAGGGCATGTACAGGGGTTAAATGCTATAGCTGATGATGGCCCGGGCTCTTTAACGGTTTTAATTAATAGTGATAAAAGTGTAAAGAGATTAAAGGGTGATACACGACCGATCAACAATCAATATGATAGAAAGTATATATTACAAAGTTTAACTGCAGTAGATAAAGTAATAATTTTCGATACTGAAAATATTTCATCCCATCTCAACCTTCTTAAACCTGATATATTTTATAAATCAACAGACTATACAATAGACACTTTAAATAAGGAAGAATTGTATGAAATTAAAAGGAACAATATTGAAGTTCGTTTTGTTCCTTTTGTTGATGGTTATAGCACTACAAATATAGTAAAGCAAATAAATGATGAAACTAATAATTGATATAGACAACACAATCTGCGATACGAGCACTCCAAGTTATTTAGAATCTAAACCCTATAAAAAATTAATAGAGCATTTTAATGAACTATATGATAAGGGATACCACTTAACATACTATACTGCAAGGGGTGGTAATTCCGGTATAGATTGGACATATGAAACATCTAAACAGCTTAAAGAATGGGGTGTTAAATACAACAAATTAATAATGCACAAACCATCGTATGATTTATGGATCGATGACAAGTGTATTAATATTAATGATTATAGAGCCTCTAAAGGTATAGTTGAAAATAACTAGTTATTCTATATAATAAAGTATGTTAATTGATCAAGGTGTTTATGACGGTAAGCTAATTCACGAGCGTTTTGCATATAAGTTCTTTCGAAAAGATGTTTCTCCGTATGGTAATATTGTTGCTTTTAGGGCTCCAATGTATGTTGAAGATGCTTTAATTGATTTAGAGGATACTTTAAGTAACGACTATATCCATAGTCAAGATGCTATTAACTTTTGTTGGGAGATACCTGGTATGTGCCCACTTGGCGCTGTTGCATTTCAAAGACTTTTTAACACAGCAATTGCTAATATACTTGCAAGTACTATTAATAAAAGTATTGTTGTTGAAGGTGATGATCTATTAGTTCAAGATCAATTTACAGGTTCGGATAATAAAGTACAGACATCAGGTAAAGTAAGTGTATCTATTACGTATTCAAAAGACAACATTACATTAGGTCACACCGGTATTAATATTATAGCTGGTGATAAGGCTCCGGGGTTTGCTTATTCATCTAATCTAACTGATGAGCAAGTAGATTACTTTATTGAATCAGCTATTAATTACTTTAATAGCGAAGTAAAAGACGAGTTTATTGCAACTACGAAAATTATAGTATGAACTTTTTTCAACTACAACATAAATTATTTTACTCTAAAAAAACAAAATCTGAAGAATTAGACGTAGAGGGTAATCAGACTTTTATACCGTTTCTTATTAATAGGTGGTTATCATTTTATAATAATGATATGGCTGTTTTTACAAACGATACATTAAATCGATTTAGCTCCATCTTTGAGAATAAACAAGATACGTATAATTTATATTATTATTTTATTCCAAGTTTAAAGTGGAAGCGTATAAGCTATATAAAAAAGAAGAAAAAAGACGACCAAGAAGGTACAGAAAATTTAAATCTTATAGCTAAAAATAAAAACATCTCAACACGTGAGATACAACAATATGTTGAATTAAGTAAAAGCTTTACTAAATAGCTGTATGGCTACAGCTAGTATTGATAATTTGGCACCCACTAAAAGTTTAATTGACTTAACAAGATCTGATAGAGGAGACTTTGGTTTTGGAGATTATGAATTAAGTTTTATTTTTGATGATATTCTTTTAATTGAATACATTGATGAAACAGCGGAGGGTGATCTTAGTAGAGGCGGAATTGTAATACCTACCAATGCTTTAACAAGAGCATGGCGAAAAGGTAAAGTAATTTTAGCAGGCCCGGACACAAAATATGCAAAAGAAGGCGACGTTGTCGTCTTTCCTAATAATATGGGCGTTACAATTTCCGGAGTCGAAGTAACAGATAAAGGTACGGTAAAAAAAGGTATTTTTCTAAACGAAGAGCGAATGTTTGGCATTTGTAAGAAAAGCAATGTTAGTGCAAAAACCAACACTTGATTCATTACTTTTAAATAATGTATGTGAAGTCAGATTTCCTCGTAGAATAATTTTAGCTGGTCAGGCACCTACACGAAAAATGTTATGTACTATGTCTCAATCGTTACTTAATTCTATTAATGGTAGAATATCATTAAACTACTTTCCCCCAAAAGGTGCACCTAAACCTTATTTAGGTCCTGATAATTTATCCGTTGGTTGGGATATTATAATGCAAGATTATAGAAATATTAATATGAACTCTTGTGAGTTAATTCAGGAAATTCCGGATGATGAGCAGTTTTGGGAATATTTTAATGAGAACATATACCCAATGTCACCATCTCAAAAATTTAATTTTATGAATTCATGAATGTTTGTTTAGAAAAAGTTACTAATTCCTTAAAGCCCTTTTTATTGAGAGATGTTATAATTAAAACCGATAAAAAAGTTTTAAAAAAAGGCCGCTTAAAGATTTTCCAAATTAAACAATACTATATTAATTTTACTTTAGAATTTAATGGGTTAAATAAGTCGTATGAGATACCTTACCCATACCTGGTAGAGATAAATGATGAGCAGAACTTAGCAATCCTTAATTACCATTTAAGTTCTTTTATACCTAAAAATCAAATAAACAAAGTAAAATGTTTAGATAAATCGTCCAAATCTAAAATTTACGACAACTTAATCTACATCTTGCCTTCTGAATAAAGTATATTATACTTTATTGTGGTAGGTGGGCTGATAAAAGATTTTCCGGATGGATATACTCCAAACGCTTCTCAAGTAAAGCTTTTAAAAAATATTGATCAAGCTTTTAAAGACGGTTATAAATTTGTTGTTTGTAATGCTCCAACCGGTTCCGGTAAAAGCTTTATATCAAAAACTATTGCAAATACCTCAGAAGAACCATCGCAAGACTTTAAAGACCTGATAACATCATACACTGCGTTTAAAATTGATCAAACCGGAGTTTATACACATGAAGAGGAGTGTAAAGATCAAAATTCTGCAGGAGCTTTTGCACTAACAATTACTAAAGCCCTGCAAGATCAATACAAGACTTTATTTAAAGGCACTACCATACTTAAAGGAAAGAGTAATTATATTAGTACAATTGACTCTGAAATTGACGTTGAGATGGAATCATTAATTATGCCTAAAAATATATTGGAGGACCATAGAAGAAGGCATAAATGTCCATATCATAATGACCGAAGTGATGCTTTAACAAATAAATTCGCTGCTTTAAATTATAATATGTTTTTCTCTTTACCTAACCACGTAAAAAAGAGACAATACTTAATTTGTGACGAAGCTGCAGAATTAGAAGATCAATTAGTAAAAGAGTTTTCTTGTACTGTTAATTTTGAAATGCTAAGTAAAATGGATATATTAGTAAGACCCTTTTACACAAAAAACAGTGCAAATGTAATAAAATGGATTAATACCCTAATATTAGATTTAAGTGATAGAATAGATGAGCTTCGTGATATTATTAACAATAAGAATACCAATAATAAAAAATTCTTAATTGAAACAAAGAGACAGATAGTTGGTTTACGAAATTTACATTCCAAGCTTACTTTAATTACAGACACATGGAGTGAAAGTGAGTATCTCTTCGAAACAAATAAAGATGGTATTACATTTATGCCTCTAAAGGTTAATAAGCTCTCTAATCATTTATTTAAATATGCTGATAAGATAATATTAATGTCAGCTACAATTATAGACCCGTCAAACTTTTGCAAAAGCTTAGGTATAGATAAATTTAAATATGTTGAAGCGGCATCATCCTTTAATGCAAATGATTCACCTATATATTGCAATACAAAGGTTAAATTAAATTACCATAACTTAACCCGCAATCTACCGAAAGTTATAGATCAAATAAAACAGATTTGTAAAATGCATAATCAAGATAAAGGTATAATACATACACATAATAATAATATTACTAATCAATTAGCCGCGGCTGTAAAAGAAAGTAGATTTTTAATACGTGAACCTGGTGTACGAAATGAATTATTGTTAGAACAGCATGCCGAAAGCCCGGATCCAACAGTTTTAATATCACCGTCTATGTCGCATGGGGTTGATTTAAAAGATGATTTGGCGAGATTTCAAATTATAGTTAAAGCCCCCTTCTTACCTATAAGAGATAAGCGTATAGAGAAACTAATGAAAAATAATTACGACTGGTATGTAAATAAGATGTTATGTGCACTTATTCAATCATGTGGACGTGGTGTTAGATCAAAAAAAGATCATTGTATAACATATATTTTGGACGGAGCTATTGTTGAAAGTGTTATAAACAATAAACATAAGTTGCCAAAATATTTCCTTGACAGATTTTCTTAATAAATATATATAGGTGAAGAAAAGAGCATATCATTTTGAAATAAAAAATCTATTAACTCAGTTTATAGCTGCCTTTGATGATGTAGTTATATCCCGGTATAATAAAAGCAGAGTTGCAAAACAAAATATAGATGTAAGGTATGTCTTTGCTCCAAAGCAAAGAGTAATGTATGACATTATTAATAAAGCTCAAAATTTAACACTACCGGTTGTAGCAGTCGACTTAACGAGTGTTACAAGAGACGATACAAGAGTCTTTAATAAAATTGTACCGTCTTATCTACCTACACAATTACTCGAAGCACCAAAAGCATCATCAAAATTTTTAATGCCAGTGCCTGTAAATTTAGAAATAAACATGTCTATTTTAGCGAGGTATATGCAAGATGTAGATCAAATTGTTTCTAACTTTGTACCGTATAACAACCCATATATTATACTATCATGGCAAGTGCCTGAAGATTTTGGTACAGAATATACACAAGAGATTAGAAGTGAAGTATTGTGGTCAGGTAATCTAGATTATAATACTCCAACCGAAACCACTTATTCAGATAAATTTAGAATAACCGTTGATACATCCTTTACTATAAAGGGGTGGTTATTCCCAGAGCAAAAAGATACTTCAGCTACCATTTATAAAGTAGATAATAATTTTATAAATGTAGATTTAGCTAATAAAATCTACTCACCACTAGATAAAACTACGGTAGTTGGAGATAATACTTACCAAGAATATGGCTACGGTGTATTATCGGCATTTAATACCGAATCCTCAGGTCTTACTAGTAACACTGAAACAATTACTATATCAGCTATACCGGAGTTTACAAATATATTCTATGTTATTACAGGTCAGTCAATAATGCTGACCGAAAGCACCACAATTAAAAAAGATCGAATAAATTGGTTTACATTATATGGTAAGAGATTTAACTATAGTAATAATTTTTATCTAAGTTCTAATGTAGCAGACTTCCGTTCTAATTATACTGCAATAACGTCAGCTAAGTCTGATACAATATCCGGTTATAAGTTAGATGATAGTTTGTTTAATGTGGTAAATGATAATGTGGTAAGTATATACTTACCTGCATCAACACTTAGCGCGACAGGAGACATAACATTTATAACAGGAAATGAAGCCGGTTGGGGTACTTCTTATCAAGCTAGTAGCTCTATCATCACGGTAGCATAAATATATATAATAATGCCAGGTACAGGTTCATCAACGTCAGGAGGTTCAAATAAATCATACGTTACAAACGATGGCCGCGCGTCGACGTTTGGTAGAAATTTAGTTCAGTATATTCAAAATAGACTGCCATACACTTACAATAGCAACGAAGACGACAATTTAAATCCAAAATATAAATTCTTTGCTAAAGCTGGAATGCGTAGAGCGGAAGCTTTAGCAAAATCATCTGTTTCTTCATCTAATCCTTATAATAATATCCCCATTGGTGATTTTGCAAAAGATTCATCATTTGGGGATGTAATGTATGCGAATATACAAGAAGATAAGGGAGGTAGATTAAGAGATTATAGAATTATGGCAGCATATTCTGAAGTGTCAGACGCTTTGGATGAAATATGCGACGAGGCCATTAACCCCAATGAGGATGGATTTATTACTAAGCTACAACTTAACAATATCGATCTTACAGTAGATGAAAAAGAGCTTTTAGATAAAGAGTTTGATAAATTTGTAGAATATTTTGATTTAAGAACGAAAGGTTGGCAATACTTTAGACAACTGTTAGTAGAGGGTGAAGTTTACTTTGAATTAATCATTCATGATGGATATGTAGATGAAGGCGTGCTGGGTGTAATTAATTTACCCGCTGAAATTATTGATCCTGTATATAACAATATACAGAATATGTTAGTTAAGGGGTTTATCTATAGAAAGCCGATCTTTAGCCCGGATCAGCCTAGTAAAGTAGAGAAGGTTGAATTTATTCCAATGGATCAAAACCAGATTGTTTATATTAACTCTGGTGTATACAACGAAACTAAAAATTTCGTTATACCTTTTCTAGAAAATGCTAGAAGGCCCTACAGACAATTATCATTAATTGAAGATGCTATTGTAATTTATAGGCTAGTAAGAGCTCCGGAGAGGTTAGTGTTTAATGTTGATGTAGGTAATATGGCTCCACCTAAAGCAGAAGCGTATTTAAAGAGATTAATTTCCAATTATTGGTCAAGAAAAACATTTGATGTTGATCAAAATGATGTCGTTAAAAAGTTTAACCCACAGTCAATGCTCGATGCTTTTTGGTTCGCTAAACGTCAAGGATCTGAAGGTACACAAGTTACACAATTACCTGGAGGTAATAACTTAGGTGAATTAGCTGACCTAATGTATTTTATAAAGAAGCTATACAGAGCTTTAAAGGTACCTTCTGCTCGTTTAGATCCAGCTGATCAGGTTGATGCAACTGGTACTACGGTTTTAAGAGAAGAGTTAAAATTCGCTAGGTTTGTTATTAGACAACAACATCGTTTTGCAGCAGGTATTAAAAAAGGATTTATTACATCCCTAAAGCTAAAAGGAATTTTTGAAAAGCTCGATCTAAATGAAACAAATTTAGAGGTTGACTTTAATGTACCTACTAATTTTTACGAGCTTAGAGAAAATCAAAGGTTAGAGCTAAAATCTAACAACTTTACCAATCTAGCTGGCAGCGAATTTGTTTCAGCAACATATGCTCAAAAGAAATACCTTGGATGGAAAGATAGAGATATATTAGCCAATAGAGAGTTTTTGAGAAAGGATGCCGAACTGCAGTGGGAATTAGCACAAATTATGGCGGCAGGTCCAACTTGGAAGGAGCAAGCAGCTGCAGTTGGTGTAGCGGGAGACGAAGCTGCAATCGGTGGTGAAGGCGCTGGTATTGGCGGAGGCGGCGGCAGCGGTGGTATCCCTGAATTTGGAGGCGGCCCAGCTGAAGTTGAAGCAGATGTAGAGACTGAAACCGAAGTTGATACTTCAGTAGCTACTGAAGAGCCTACCTAGCAGGGTTACTACTAAAGAACTGAGTTCTATAATATAATGTCCCAGCGCCGGAGGAAGTAGCAGCAGATACCTGATTTACATTAGTTAACCCTCTAAGAGTTATTGTGTCATTATCATCTAATGCTAACCTATGATCAACACTTGTAAAGGAATGATCATATATATATATAATCTGCCCAGTTTTATTATAAAGAATAACTTCTGAACAAGGCTGACCACCACTTAATATTGCAGTACCAGCTGCAGTCCCTACTGGAGCTGCCCCTGTTAGCACTTTAACGGCTGTTGTGACATACTGGTTAAAGGATCTACACTGGTTTTGATTATAATACGTACTAGTATACGGTTGGTTACTTTTAGGAGGTGATGTCGCCATATATTTATTTAGTCTGATTAAATAATTTTATGGCACTTGCATGCACTATTCAACCACTTTCTGCGTTTTTATCTACCAATCTCAATAGTAAAGTAGAAACATATGACAGGTTGGGTGATAGAATAAAGAGAACACTAGGGTATCCTTTAATATCTTTAGAGATACACACCGATCAACTTAGAGAAAACATACAAATAGCGGTAGAATATTATACCAAATTTGCAGGCTTTACAAAGGAATTCTTAATATTTGATTCAGCTACGTATGAAACCAACAAAGGAATACGCTTAGATCTACTTTATACTTTAGCAAATACAGATTTAGATACCAATAAAAAGAAAACCGGTGGTACAAATCCACTAGGCCCGGGCCCAGAATTTTATGGTTCTAACCCGCCATACACCGCAACTAATGGTCCTACCTTATTTGTATGTACTTCGGCAATACTCTCATCATACTTTGTTAATACAATAGCACACGCAGATTCAACTACGTTGTCCGCCTCTCTTTCTTCTATATTTACCCCTACCTCCGGAGGTACGAACGGAATTTCAAAATTCGAATTATTTGACAAAACGCTATACTCCTCTATTACCTCTCTAAGTGCTATTGGATCTCCGGTAATAATAGGGCATACTTTATCCGCATATTTTAAACAAACAGCACAAAACACACTTACGTTTGAAGGATCTGCTTCTAACGCTATATTCTATCAGAATGTATTTGATTATGATATAATGGATTATAGAAAGGTAGTCGATGTTACTGATTTTGAAGAAGGTTCAACAACTGGTATTAACACATTATTTACATTAGAGCAAACAATGGCGCAGCAAACTTATTTTAGTTATGCTATGGGTAACTATGGCTTTGATCTTGTATCATGGTATACTTTAAAAGAATGGATAGATACGAGAGAAAAAATGCTTGCTACGCGTAGAGATATTAAGTTTGATCCAAGAACACAATACATGCAAATGTATCCGCAGCCAGGTGGTGATAGATTTTACGGTGTTATTGCTTGTTACCTAGAACGCGCTATCCGGGATGTTATTATGGAGCAATGGATTTATGAATATTCATTAGCTCTAAGTATGATGACTATTGGTAGAGTTAGAGGTAAATTTGGTAATGTCCAACTACTTGGAGGCGGCGCGCTTAACTATGAAATGCTGCAAGAAGGTAGAGAGCGTAAAAAAGAACTAGAAGACCAATTATTACTAGGAGCATCACCGGGATTTGGTGATACAGACCCACCAATGTTCTTTGTAGGATGAAAAAGCCTAGAAAATGGCGTCAGGGTATCTTTGTACCTAATAATATAGACAAATTTATAGGTAACCGCGCTATATATAGATCAGGTTTAGAGTTAAAATTTTTTAGATTTTGCGATAATACCGAAAATGTATTAAAATGGGGTAGTGAAAACGTTGTAGTACCGTATAAAAGCCCGCTAGATAATAGAATGCATAAGTATTATGTAGATAATTATATAGTTATTAAAGAAGGCTCGGAAATTAAGAAGTATTTGGTAGAAATTAAGCCATATAAACAAACACTTAAACCTACAACCAAATATAAAAAGAAGCAACATATCATATATGAGCAAAAGGCATATATTACTAACCAGGCTAAATGGGAAGCAGCACAAAAATACGGTAAGAAACGAGGGTATTCCTTTATTATTTTAACGGAAAATGAGCTTTATTATAAAAGATGATTAAATAACATTATGGCTTTAAAACTTAACCTGGTTGTCGAAAAACCTGATATAAATGATAAGTTTGAATATATTGAAGAAGAAGTAGATAGAAACTCTCCCTCTAATCTTTATATTAAGGGACCGTATATGATGGCGGAAGGTATAAACAGAAACAACAGACTATACCCTTTGGCTGAATTAAAGCGAGAAGCTAGCCGCTACATAGAAGAAATGGTAACCCCCGGGCGCGCGATGGGTGAACTTAACCATCCAACAACAGCTGATGTAGATCTAGAAAGAGCTTGTCACATGGTAACTGAATTAACACAGGATGGTAACGTGTTTTATGGTAAAAGTAAAGTATTAACAACCCCATGTGGTCAAATAGTTAGGTCTTTAATCAATGACGGTGTTAAAGTTGGTATGTCATCACGTGCTTTAGGTACATTGGACGAGGGATCTGACTTTAATACAGTAACAAACATGAAATTAGTAGCTATTGACTGTGTAGCTGACCCGTCATATCCTAAAGCTTTTGTAAATGGTATACTTGAATCAAAGCAATGGGTGATGGTAGATGATAATAAATACGAAGAAGTGTATAATAATTTTGAAGAATCAATTAAAACGTTACCTAAAAAGGATATAGATGCATATTTGCGTAACAAAATTCTCACTTTTATTAACTCTATATAATAAATAATAATATGGCCTCACAAAAAAATAAGATTGTTAAATTTATCGAGCATATTTCTAATAAAAATTATGCCATGGCGCATAAATATTTAAAGAGCGTTATTGGTGATAAATTAACAACAAAGATCAGTAAGGCTGCAGAAAAACCACTCTTTTAATTATGAATAAAAATGTATTACCCGAAAACGCTGAAAAGATGTTATCTGAAAAATCTATTGATGACATAGAAAATGCCATTAGTGAAAAAATTGAATTGCAGGTTGAAGCAGCGTTAACTAATCAAGATGAACTTTATGCTGGAAAATTACAAGAACTTGTAGCAGCTATTGATAAAGATCACTCTACTAAACTTACAAGAGTTGTAGAAGCTATTGATCATAGTAATGCTACTAAGCTAGTTAAGGTAGTTAAAAAGTATGAAAGAGAATTAGGCACAGATGCAAGTAAATTTAAAAATACTCTCGTAGAATCTATTTCCGACTACATTGAAGAGTATATTAAAGACAGTGTACCTACAGCAGCCATTGTTGAGGCTACACAAAATCGCGCAGCCCGTGACGTTTTAACTAATTTAAGAAAAGTTCTAGCAGTTGATTCATCGCTTATGAATGAATCAGTTAAAGAAGCTGTAGTAGATGGAAAGCAGCAAATTAACGTACTTGCAAAACAAGTAAATCAACTTGAAAAACAAAATAACCTTTTAAAAGAAGCTTATAATAAAAATAAAGCAGACTTATTGCTTGAAACAAAAACTGCAGGTATATCAGATAAGAAAAAAGAATATTTGAAGAAGATCTTATCTGATAAAACACCAAAATTTATTGAAGAAAACTTCGAATATACCGCTAAACTCTTTGACAAAAAAGAGAATGAGCGTATACAGGTAATAAAAGAGGAAGCATTTGTACAGCGTAAAGTTAAAGCAGATGCTCCAAGAATAATTTCTAAGAAAGAAAAGCCAAAAGAGGCGCGTAACCCTTATTTAGAGGAGTTGCAGCGCATCCATAAGTAATTTTTTCCCCTGAACAACGAGGTGCTTGTCACCTGAGTAACTTGGGACTAGATCCCATGAGGCAAAAATGAAAGGAAACGTCTAATATGAATAAACCACAATCATTTATCGATAGAGATAGAGCAGATACACTTCTAGAGAAGTGGGCACCTGTTCTTGAATATTCTTCTGATAGTGTTAAGCCCATCGAAGACGATCATACCCGTTTGAATACCGCCATTCTTCTTGAGAACCAAGAACGATGGTGTATTGAAGAGGGTTCCTCTGTAGGTGGAGGTTCTTTCGGAAAAGGTGCTAGTATGTCGAGTCTTTATAACCCGACAGACGGCACTATCAATTCCGGAGACAACTACGCTGCAGGAGACGCTCGTCTTCCTAAGGTACTTATCCCAATGATACGTCGTACGTTCCCTGAGCTCATTACTAATGAGATCGTTGGTGTTCAGCCTATGTCAGGTCCTGTTGGACTTGCATTCGCTCTTCGATATGCTTATCAAGCCGATTACTTAGGTAACGGTACTGATGGCACGAACGCCGGCAAGTCAACCACTGGTCCTGGTACGCCTCCAAACACTCCTGACGGAGCTGATGGGGCGACACGAGGAACTTATACTGGTGTTGACGGTCTTAATGCAGATGAGCTTGGTTACCAACTCCTTGATACACGTTTTACCGGTGCTTCGTCATACAGCTTGTCTGGTGATGACTCTAACTGGTCATTCGCTGATCAAGATCAAGGTGTTGCACAGATCCTATCCGCTTTTGAGATTACTGGAAACATTCCTCAGGTCGAGGTTAAGTTCGAGAAGACCGCTGTTGAGGCTGGCACACGCCGCCTTGGCGCACGTTGGTCCGTCGAACTTGAGCAAGATCTTAAGAACATGAACGGAATCGATATCGATGCTGAAATTACGAATGCTATGTCATACGAAATTCAAGCTGAGATCGACCGTGAAATGCTCATGAGAATGATTCAGTCAGCTCTTAATGCTGGAATTAATAAAGGATTCTCCTTCTGGTCACCTGCTTCTGCAGATGGTCGTTGGTTAGTAGAACGTAATAGAGACTTCTATCAGCGTCTTATCATCGAAGCCAATCGTATCGCCGTGCGCAACAGACGTGGTGCTGCAAACTTTATTGTTTGTACACCTCGTGTAGCTGCTATCCTTGAGATGCTCCCTGAATTTCAGTGGGTACCAGTTCAAGGTGATGTAAATACACAGCCTGTTGGCATTGCAAAGGTTGGCTCACTCGGTGGGAGATTCAGCGTTTACCGTGATACCCGTACAGAGGTTCAGAATTCCAGTATATACGACGAGCAAACATACACATCGAATGGTGCAGCAATCACCACTTCAATTGAGTATGCACTGCTTGGCTATAAGGGACCTGAATTCTACGATACAGGTATCATCTATTGTCCTTACATTCCTGTCATGGTACAGAGAACTATTGGTCCTAACGACTTCGCACCACGTGTTGGCTTGCTTACTCGTTATGGTGTTGTTGACAACATCTTCGGAGCAAATCTCTATTATCATGTCATACTTGTTCAGGGACTTGGTACTGCGTTCACTCCAGCTTCTCAGTCAGTATACTTCTAATAGTACATCGCTGACTAAGCAGCAGTCGAGAGACAAATCACAAACAGCAGAGCGAAAGCTCTGCTGTTTTTTTGTTTTCCTCTGTAATTATTTTTATAAACAGACTAAATATTAATATGTCATTCAATTTATCATCGTTCGATACTGGTCTTTATAA